TACGAGGAGCGAGACAGACTTTATGCCCGGCCCCGCGATCAAATGAAGGGTTCACCGGGCACACGGCAAAGAAGGAACAGCGTGGCGAAGAAACCTAAAACCAAGATCGCCCGAAAGCCGACTGCGAAAAAGAAGGCGGTCAAGCCCAAGGCCAAGGTCGCCCGCAAACGCGCCGCGGCAACGACACCCGCCCCCGGATCCGCCGCCGCACTCGTCGCCCAGGCGAAGGCAGACCGGGCCTCGCTGTCCGTCGCGCAGATCGTCGAGCTCAAGCGGCTTCAACGTGCCGTACGCCCGAAAAAAACCGCTACCGCAGACAATTCCGGCGACAACTATCTCCGCCACCGCGACAAAATGGCCGGGCGTGCACGCGACGCCTCGCGTGCCGGCCGCGACATCGGTGCGATTCCCCCGCCTATGCACCCCGGTTGTCGCCGCCGCGCCCTCGAGGATTTCCGGTATTTCTGCGAACACTATTTCTCCGGCCGCTTTTTTCTTGCCTGGGGAAAGGACCACGTGAGCGTGCTCCAGAAAATCCAGCGGTGCGCCGAAGAGGGCCAGATGTTCGCCCTCGCAATGCCTCGCGGCTCGGGCAAGACGTCGCTGATCGAGTGTGCCGCATTGTGGGTGATGCTCAAGGGCAAGGGCCGCTACATCGCAATCATCGCGGCGACCTCGGGCAAGGGCATCGACCTGCTCGATTCCATCAAGTGCGAACTCATGACGAACCAGGCGTTGTACGATGATTTCCCGGAGGTCTGCTTCCCGATCTGGCAGCTCGAAGGCGTCAACCAGCGGGCACGAACCCAACTATGCGAAGGCCGCCCGACCCTGATGCAATGGCAAGCGCGAAAGCTCGTGCTCCCGACCGTTGCTCGGAGCAAGTCTTCGGGTGCGATTTTCCATGTCGCCGGCTTGCAGTCCGGCGAAATCCTCGGCCTCAAACATACCATCTCAATGGACGACGGCCGGACGACAATCATCCGCCCGCAGTTCGTCATTATCGATGACCCGCAGACGCCGGAGTCTGCACGCTCGCCGGCACAGTGCGAGAAGCGCGAACGCATCCTCACAAGCTCCGTGCTCGGCATGGCCGGGCCGCGTTCGTCGATGACGGTGTTTGCATTGTGTACGGTGATTTCTTCGGACGACCTGGCCGACTCACTTCTCGACCGCGAGAAACATCCCGAGTGGCAGGGCGAACGCCTCAGGGCTCTCTACACGCCTCCGGCAAACGAAAAACTGTGGACACAGTACGCCTCGGTCCTCGCCGAGGGCCGTCGCAACGGGCAGGGCATTGTCCCGGCCACCGAGTTCTACCAAAACCATCAGACCGCAATGGACAAGGGCGCCGTCGTTGCGTGGGAGGAACGTTACGACCCCGGCCAGATATCCGGCCTCCAGCACGTGATGACCGTCAAATTCACGAACGAGGAAATGTTCGCGTCCGAATATCAGAATGAGCCGATCGTCGCGCACGAACAATCCGACCTGCTCTCCGCCGACGAGATCGCCGCCCGGGTGAGCGGCTACAAACACGGCGTCGTTCCGGCCACCTGCGAAAAGCTCGTCGCGTTTATCGACTGCCACGACAAGCTGCTTTATTACACCGTCATCGCCTGGACCGATGCGTTCACCGGGTACGTCGTCGATTACGGGACATACCCCGGCCAGCGCCAGCCGTACTTCGCAATGTCCTCCGTCCGCCGAACGCTCAAGGCCGCTGCTCGCGGTGCAGGCCGTGAAGGTGCAATCCTGGCCGGGCTCAAGGCCGTCGCCGGCGAACTGCTCGACCGCGACTGGCTCCGCGACGACGGAGCGAACATCCGCATCAGCCGGTGCCTGGTCGATGCCGGTTACGTTCGCGACATCATCTACGAGTTCATCCGCACGGCCGACGTTGCCGCGCTTACCCCGAGCTTCGGACGAGCCATCGGCCCCAGCCGCCGGCCAATGGCACAGTACACGCGCAAGCGTGGCGAGAAGCTCACCCCCCACTGGTACATGCCCGCAGCACAACGCGGCGAGGGCGGCGTTCGGCACGTTATGCTCGACGTCAACCACTGGAAAACGTTTGTGCATGCCCGGTTGGCCGTGGCCGTCGGCGACCCCGGCTCACTGTCACTGTACGGGAAAAAGCCAGCCGTCCATCGCCTGTTCGCCGATCATCTGCTGGCGGAGCGTCCCGTCCGCACGTCCGGGCCGTGGGGCACCGTCGATGAATGGAAGCTTTCGCCCGACCGGCCGGACAACCACTGGTTCGACTGTGTCGTCGGATGTTGCGCGGCGGCGTCGATGGACGGCGTCTGCTTGCCGGGAGCCGACCGACCCCAAATAAAGAAACGGAAGATTTCGCTCCAAGAGCTTAGAAGGAGGGCCGGACGTTGAGCACCGATCCTTTCATGTCAATTGAATGGTGGGCGGAAGGAATTCCCGGCCTTGTTTGCATTGCACAGACAAAAAGCGAGGTTAGGACGATGTATGTTGAAACGACCGGGAGCGAGCCTGCAAACGTAGTCGAATTCGGTGACTATCACGGCAATCGAATTTCGCGTGAGCAGTATAACTCAATTTACATCAGGAGGTCTGGCAGTTGAGCAAAAAAAAGGTCACGCTCCAAGAATTGAGAAAACGCGCCCAGGCCGACGAAGGCGGTCTTGTCTGCCGGAAGTGCGGATGCCGTGATTTTCGGACGAGTCATACCTACGCCGCACCCGGCGACAGAGTTCGCCGGCGTCGCGTATGCCGCAATTGCGGAGCCGTGAGGCAGACGACAGAGGCCTGATTTGCGCCAAACCACAGGGGAGAAGGAGGACGTGTGATGCCAGAGCAGAAGATCAAACGGTATGTTGTGTTTGTGTTCCCAGATTATGATGCCTTGGGCGGCTGGAGGGATTTTGCTGATTCCTTTGACGACCCTACGGAGGCGAAGGAGTTTGCAAAACAGTGGGCAGAAAAGGATGACATGGTCCATACAAATTGGCATGTGTGGGATTATGACAAACGAGAAGTTGTTTGTGCCAATTATTGGGGCCACTGCCCGGCTCATCCTTCGGCGACAAGGCGCTGTTCGGAAGATGATGAACCGGGCGTCTTGGATTGCACGGGCGAAAAGCCCTTTTGCGACGCCTGTGAGTAAGGCAATTATCCGATAAGCCCCGTCGATTTCCGCTGTTTCCAAAAAAACGTGATACATGTAGCACGTTTTTCGCATCACCCCCACAAAATCACTGCGGTTTTCGTCGCGACCCGGCGATAGGGATTGTGTAGCCCCGTGGCTCATGGAGGTTCCACATGCCCGACGCAACCCGCGAGAAAATCAGCGACGCAACCGGCGAACCCGTCGACGCCAGTGCGGACGGCATCCGGGCCCGCCAGCCGAGCATCCCCGACAAAATCGCCGCCGACCGCCACCTCAGCGCATCCGCCGGCGCAAAAAAGGCACATCGCGGGCTCCGTTTCACAAAGCTCATTCCGCCCGACGGCACGGGGAGCCAACCGTGATGAAACACGACTGGTCCACACTCAACGCGATTTCCGGCCTGCTGGGTACCGCGCTCGTCGGCGTCGGCCTGGCCCTCGCCTGTTCGCCCGGTGTTGGCCTCATGGCGGCGGGCGGCTGCTTTGTCCTGGATTCGTTCCTCACAAAACTTCTCCTGTTGCGGAGACGCTGATGCTTGCTGGTTTTGCCAATTCCCGCCGCCCCGCCAAGCACAAGTCCGTTGTCCACCTCTCGCGTGGCACGAACGGGCAGATCCGTGGGTCATACGATTCGGCACAAACCACCGACCACAACAAGCGGCATTGGGCACGTGCCGACCAGCTCAGCGCCAACGCCGCCGCCTCGCCGACTGTTCGTGCGACCATTCGTAAGCGTGCCCGGTACGAGGTCGCCAACAACACGTTCGCCCGCGGCATCGTCAATACGTTGGCCGACTGGACGATTGGCTCCGGCCCGTCGATCCAGATAGCCGGTGACAGCCGTGACGCGGTCACCCGCATAGAAGCACGGTTCAACGTCTGGGCAACCGCCATCGCACTCGGCCAGAAACTTTGGACAATGCGGGTGGCACAGGCCGTCGACGGCGAGGCCGTCGGCCGCCTGATAAGCAACCCGGCACTCGCCGCCGAGGTCAAGCTCGATCTGCGGCTTGTCGAATGTGATCAACTCAGCACGCCGAATTTCTCGGCATGGAACGCCGGCCCGAACACCACCGACGGGATCGTGTTCGACGAATACGGCAACCCGGTCGAATACCATTTCCTGAAAAATCACCCCGGCAACAACTACGGCGGCTCATCGGCAGAGTACGAGCGAGTTCCGGCAGAACACGTCATCCACCTGTTCCGCGTCGACCGCCCCGGTCAGCATCGCGGCGTCAGCGAACTGCAGCCCGCGCTCGGTATTTTCGCCGACCTCCGCCGTTACTCGATGGCCGTCCTCGGGTCCGCCGAGTCAGCCGCAGATTGGGCAATCGTCCTCGAAACCCCCGGGCCGAGCAATGAAGAAGCCGAAGAGGAAGTCGCCCAGCTCTCCGAGGTCGAGCTGACGCCGCGAATGATGACGATGGCTCCTTACGGGACAGAGGCGAAGCAGATCAAGCCGGAACAGCCGGCCACGACATATCACGAATATTTCCGCGACAAAATCAACGAGGCGGCACGCTGCGTGAATATGCCGCTCAACATCGCCCTGGGGAACAGCCAGGATTTCAACTACGCGTCCGGCCGGCTCGACCATCAGACGTTTTTCCGGTCGATCCGCGTTGAGCAGACGTCGTGTTTCGAGCGGCAGGCATTGAACCTTCGAGTCGTCCCGAGCTGGATGTACGAGGACCGTCTCCTGCACCCCGCCGATTACAGCGCGGCCGGCAACATCAAGGCCGGATGGAACTGGCCCGGGCGCGAACACGTCGACCCGGCCAAAGAGGCGACGGCTCAGGACAAACGCCTGAAAAACGGATCGACAAACCAGGCAATCGAATACGCCCGCGAAGGCCGTGATTGGGAAACCGAATTGCGACAGAGCTACGTGGAACGCCAGCTTGATTTGGAGTTGCAGATCACTCTCGCGAAAGAGAGGAAGAAGCTCCTCAAGGCGGCCAAGCTGACGGAGGCCGATCTGGCGCCGCCAGCCCCGGCCCCGGCAGCCGGGGACGACGCCGCCGATGATGACGATGATGACGAAAAACAGGAAAAGCAGTCGGACGACGACTGACAAACGCCGCAAATGCGGAGGAGCAAAATGGCCAGCCGAAAACAACGAAAACTGACACAGGCCGCTCGCCGGCAGGAATCGGAATTGCGCAAGGTGATCGGTAAGGCACCGGCCGAGTTCAACATTGAGTGTGCCGGTGTCGGCCTCGTCGAGTTTATCGAGGCGGCGGACTCCGACGGCGAACCACAACTCAAGCGTTTCAAAATGCTCGCCTACACGGGCGGCACTCTCAATCTCATGTTCTGGCCGTATCCGGTGATTATCGATCTCACCGGTCTCAAGATCAAAGGAAAGAGCCAGCCGATCCTGCGCGACCACGACTACCAGCTCATCGTCGGCCACTCGGACAACGTTGAGGTCGGCACGGCCCGCGTTCGGGTCGAGGGCGTAATGTCCGGCGTCAGCGATTCCGCCGCCGAGGTCATCGCGACAAGCGCCAACGGGTTCCCGTGGCAGGCATCGGTCGGGTGCAGCGTGGCCCCGCCATACGGCCAGGTCGCCTTTGTCGACGAGGGAGCGAAAGTCACCGTCAACGGAAAGAGCTTTACCGGCCCGTGCTATGTAGCACGGAAGTCGATGTTGAAAGAAATCAGCTTTGTCGCATTAGGCGCGGACGACAACACCATCGCAAACGTCGCCGCGTCTGCCTTTTTCCCTTTGGAGGACCGTACCATGAAAACGTTCGAAGAATGGGTCCAGGCGATGGGCCTCGATCCCGAGACCATTTCCGCCGAGCAGCGCACAGAGCTGCAGGCTGCGTATGACAAAATAACCGCAGAGGCCACGCCGGCAACGCCGCCGGCGGCTCCGCCCGCAATCACCACGCCGCCCGCAACCGCGACACCGCCCGTCCAGGCGGCCGCACCGCAGCCGGCGGGCCCGGACCTGATGGCCGAGCTCCGAGCCGAACACACCCGCCTCAACGCGATCAACGCGTTCGCGGCCCTGCAATTCCCCGGCATCGGGCCGGAGGAGATGGCCACGATCAAGGCCAAGGCCGTGCAAGAGAACTGGACGGCCGACGCGACCGAGCTCGCAATGGTGCGGGCCTCGCGTCCGACAGCGCCAGCAGTCGGCGGATTCGGTCGGGTCCAAGGCACAGCCGAGAACCAGACGATGCTGTGCGCCGCACTGGCCGCAGCTGGCGGCATCGAAGACAAGAGCCGCGTCAAAATCTACGGCGAAAAGGCCTGCGAGCAGGCCGACTCGCTCCGTGGCATCGGCCTCCAGGAGTTCCTGGTGCTGGCCGCCGCCGCAGGCGGGGTCGATCCGAACTCCATCCCCCGCTTCCGTTCCGACGCGCAGGGATTCCTGCGGGCCGCGTTCTCGACCGTCTCCGTGCCGACCATCCTCAACAACACGGCCAACAAGCTCCTGCTCGAAGGTTACAACTACACCGACCAGACCTGGCGGGCAATCGCCGCGACGAAGCCGGTCAATGACTTCAAGGCCCACACACGGGTCCGGCTCACCGCCGACGCAAAATACGAAAAGCTCGGACCGGCGGGCGAAATCACGCACGGCGTGCTCGACGAGAACTCGTTCAGCCAGCAGATCGACACGATGGCACGGATGTTTGCCATCACGCGGCAGGACATCATCAATGATGACCTCGGCGTGTTCGACTCGCTCCGCAGCGTGCTCGGCATGGGCGCAGGCGATGCCATCAACGACACGTTCTGGACGCTCCTGCTCTCGAACCCGTCAAGTTTCTTCTCCGCCGGCAACAGCAACTACGTCACGGGCCTCGCATACGCGCTCAGCATCGCCGGGCTCGACAAGCTCGAAGAGACGATGCTCAACCAGAAGAAGCCCGCCGTCGGCAAGGAAACCAAACCCTCGCCGCTCGGCGTCAGGCCGAAGGTGCTGCTCGTCCCGCACCAGCTCGCCTCGACGGCTCGCGGGCTCCACAAGTCAACGGACGTTCGCGACACCACAGCGAACACGAAGTACCCCACGGCCAACATCTGGGCCGGCCAGTTCGGCGAGGACAACGGCACGCTCGTTATCTCGCCGTTCATCGGCAATTCCGCGTTCACCGGGAACTCGGCCACGGCGTTCTACATGTTCGCCGACCCGCAGGTCCTCCCAGCCATCGAGGTCGCGTTCCTCAACGGCAATGACGCCCCGACCGTCGAGTCGTCCGACGCGGACTTCAACACCCTCGGCATCCAACTGCGCGGCTACCACGACTTCGGCGTCGCCATGCAGGACCCGAAGGGTGCCGTCAAGAGCAAGGGCATCGCATGATCGTCGTCGCCGGGTCGGGCGGAGGCCCATCCGCGGGCGCCGCCCGGCCCCTCCCCCCTGTTTGATGTTTGATGATTTGGAAACCCAACTGATTTGGAGGGCCGAACAATGGCCACCGCACTTGTGCTGTATGTCACACCCGGAGCCGTCGTCGAATACACCCCCGTCTCCGCCGTCTCCGCCGGCGACGTCGTTGTCCTCAACGACCTGGTCGGCGTTGCCAACCAGCCCATCGCGGCCGCCGCCCAGGGCGAGCTGACCATCGAGGGCATCTTCGACTTCCCCAAAAGCACCGGCTCCGCCTCCGCCATCGCCGCAGGCAAGAAGGCGTACTGGGATGCCGCCAGCGAGGTCGCGACCGAGACGTCCGTCGCCAACACGTTCCTCGGCCTCGTCGTCGCCGCCGCAACGGATGACGATGAATTCGTTCGTATCAAGAAGGTTCTGTTGTCCGCCTGAGGAGCCGCTTGATGCTTTCTGTGTGCATAGCACATTCGGCACGGTCAACAATTTCAGCGCGGGGACGGATGATCGCCCTGTTCCCGCGCTGCGTTGGCTCACTCTGCGCGGCAGTGGCCCCGTCGTGCGCCGAACTTGTCGTGGCGGACTACCCGCACAACCGCGACGCCGGCCCGGCGTTGGCCGACTGGCTCCCGAAGGCCTGCACGATCCCGTTTCGGATTATCGAAATGGACGGCCAGTGGGACAAGGGCCGGGCGCTCAATGCCGCTGCGACTGCGGCAACGGGTGACGTGCTGTTTTTCCTCGATTGCGATTTCCTCGTCACTGCCGAGGTGCTGACACGGGGCGTTGAATACGCGGCCACTGGCAAGGCGTGGTTTCCCGGCTACTTGGCCCAGAACGGTCCCGGTGGCAAATTCGACCGCGTGCCGAAATGTATGGGCTGCGGCAACATGATTCTGTCCCGGACCCTCTGGTCACAGTTCAAGGGCTGGCGCTCCGCCACGGAGCACGGCCAGATCGACCAGCCGGCGGGCCGGTGGTTCGCCGAGCGCGGGCTGTCGGCTGAATCGACCAAATACCGCCGACCGGTCAAGGGTTTTGTGCATCTGTGGCATCCGAAATATCTCGGCTGGGGGGATGCCGTCACATGTTGACATACGACCTCATTCTCCTGAGCTACCGCCGTCCGCAAAATATCGCGGGCTGTATGGCTGCTGTCCGGCGTCAGTCGGTTTTGCCACGGCAGATATGGGTCTGGCACAACGCCCCGTCCGCTGTGGTTGTCGACGGTGCGGTCAACGTCCATTGTGATGACAACGGCGGGTGTCGGCCACGCCACGCCATCGGCCAGTTGAGCCAGGCGGACGTGTGTATTTTCGTCGACGACGACCTGCTGCTCTTCGATCCGAACGTTGTTGCCGCATTGCTGGCAGCCGTCTCGCGCCACCCGTCGAGCGTTGTCGGCGTCGCCGCCCGTCGCCTCACAACGGCGTCTGGAAACATGTATGGCGACGGGGCGGTCGAATGTGCCTCGTGGAAACAATCTGCCGAACGAGCTACCACGCCAGAGGGCGACCAGCCCGTCTCCGTGGTCAAGGGCCGCGTGCACGCCGTGCGTCGTTCACTCCTGCATCTGGCGTTCCGGCACGACCTCCCGGCCGACGTTGCCGGTGAGGACGACATTGTCCTGAATGCCGAACTCCAGATCGAAAGCGGCGAACCGTCCTGGCTGGCGGGCGGCATCGAACGCGGCTGGGTTCGGAACATCCCCGACATCGAACTCGTCAGCAACGAACATCGCGACGACCACTTCGCACGGCGGTCTGCCACATGCAATTGCATGGTTGGGCTCGGCTGGAACCCGCTGGCCTGGAAGGGAGCGAGTGCCCGTGTCTGATATGGCGAAAATCACCCGGCACATTATCAAATCCAGACGCTCGGTGCGCGGCGGCTTCACCGACGAGCCGGTCAGCCGCGAAGACCTGCTTGATCTTGTCGAGGCCGGGACGTGGGCACCAAGCGGCGGCAACTGGCAGAACGTTCGATTCGTTATCGTGACCGACCCGGCGGAGATCGACCGGATCGGCCGCATCCGAATGTCCTGGCCGTATCGTTCGACCGCCCCGCCCGCTGGCATTATCGGCCACGCTCGCGCTCTGATTGCGGTGTTTGTCGATACGAGCGTCGCGGCCTGGTACGGCCGCCACAACGGGGACATCTGGTGGCAGTTGGATTATCAATCGTCAGCCGCCGCGATTCAAAACATGCTCCTGCTCGCGTTCGCCAAAGAGCTCGGGGCGTGTTGGGTCAGTGCGTTTGTGTCGATGAACGAAAGAGACTGCCTGCGCGGGCAGACTTGGCGGGATGTCTGGCACCCGTATGACGTTCCCGACGCCTGGCAAATTCACGGCATTGTGATGCTCGGCCATCGGGCGGACGCGGCGATTGGTGAACGAGAGCATCAGGGCCGGCCGGTCAAACGGCGGTCGCCCGAAGAGCACATCTGGTCGTTCGATCACGAGAGGATGGCCGCGAAATGAGAATGCTCAATCTCGATCAATGGGCCGAACTGTTCGAGCCGTTCGAAGGCAAACGCCTCGGCTACGTTCGTGGCGAATTCGGCAACGTTGGTGACACGCTCCAGGAGCGTGCCCTCTTCGAGCTCACGCAGCATTTCGGCCTTGATTGCACGTGGCTCGGCCCGGTGGCCGAGGGACGCGAGCCGTGGAACTGGGAGCTCGACGATGGCCGCTGGAACGGCCGGCTCCGTGCCGACGTGGACGAGCTGCTCCTGTTCGGCGGCGGCAATATGGGTATTAAGGGCGGCTCGGCCAGAATTCGGGTGAAGGCCGCGAAGCTCGGCCTGCCCATTACCATCCTGCCAAACTCCTGGCGGGCGCCGGAAACCGTCCCGAATTGCGTTCGGTATTGCGCCCGCGAACCCGGCAGCCATCTCTTCTGCGCCGATGCCGACGTGTTTCCCGACCTCGCTTTGTCGCTCGATTGGGATGACGACACAATCAACCTGCCACCGAGAAAGCCGCTCGGCGTGTTTCTCCGGCGCGACAAAGAGGCACGGTTCGCCGATGCTGTTCCAGAACACAATCAGGGCCCGCCCTTCGACCTCGTCGGCAAACGTGACGTGGGCGGTTACGTTGCCTTGGCCGCTCGTTATCGGGTCATCGTGACCGACGCCCTGCATTTCTCCGTCTGCGGCCTGGCATGCGGCCGCAAGGTCTACCTCGTGCCGGGCACATATCACAAAAACCGTTCGATGTATGAGGCGTGGTTACGCGATCTCGGCTGCCACTGGGCCGCGTCGCCGGATGAAATCGAGGAACTCCAATGATCGCCGAACATTCCGGATGCGTCGGTCGATGCAAAATTCACGCGGACGAGCTCGAACTGCTCGCGTCGGCGGTCAAGCCACATGCTCGTGTGCTGGAAATCGGCACGCTCGACGGCGTGACCGCCGCCCTGCTGGCCCAGCGGGAACCGGATGCGCTGATTGTCAGCGTCGACATTTTCCGGCAAGTGACCCCGGATTGTTGGTTCGCGAACCGTCAGCCGAACATGCGGCTCTTCGTCGGGACGACGGCCGATTTGGTTCGGAGTAGCTCACCGCCCCGTGACGGAATGGGTTTCCGGTGGTGGTTCGATGTGGCGTTTGTCGATGGCGATCATCGTTACAAGCAATGTTTCATTGACCTTTGCAAATGCAGTGAGCTTGTGAGCGGCCCGATCTTCGTGCACGACTACGGCGTCGCCTTGCGGCCGGGTGTGACGCGGGCGGTCAATGAGTTTGTGGCAAACGGGGAAGAGTGGTTAATCGGTCGAATCGCGGGAACACTTGTGGAGCTTGTTCGTCGATGAAAAGAGTTTTTGTCATAGGCACAGGACGATGCGGAACGCGGACGTTTGCGATGGCATGCAGGCACATCACAAATTTCACGAGTGCCCACGAATCGCACGCCCGGAAATTCATCGGCAACCTCGAATACCCCGACCAGCACATCGAGGTCGACGGCCACCTGTCAATTGCAATGCCGCTCCTTATCAAACGCTACCCGTCCGGCCCGGACACCGTGTACGTTCACCTCATTCGCGAACGTAAATCGTGCGTGGATTCGTTCTCGCGGCGGCACGGAATGGACCTGTTCGCGGCGATTCATTGCTTCGTCGAATGCACCAAGCACACGCCGGAACGGCGGCTCGAAACAGCTGGCTACGCATACGACGTGACCAACGCGATCATCGACACGACTCTCCGAAAGGCACAACAGATCAGTGGCTGGTCGGTGCAAGGTTACGTTTTGACCACATTCATCGAGGACCTTGTCGCCGCGTGGCCTACCTTCTGGGAGCTGATCGGTGCGGAGGGGGATTACACCGCCGCACTGGCCGAATGTGCCAAACGCTACAACCGCGGCCTTGAGTCAAAAGGCGAAACCGTGAGGGACGAGCATTGATTCCCAAAATCATTCACTTCATCTGGCTCGGTTCGCCACTGCCCGCGTGGGCGGAGCGAAACATCGCCGAGTTCCGCCGCCTGAATCCCGAGCACGAAATCCGCATTCACGGTGCCGACGCGATTGTCGATGAGTACCGGCCGCACTGCACCCCCGACGAGCACGCGAGCGCGCGGTCGGACCTGATCCGATATGGCATTCTCGAACGCGACGGTGGCTGGTATTTCGACGTCGACTATTGGCCCCTTCGCCCGGTCGAAGACGCTGAGCGGGCCTACGCGCTCGACGGCTCGCAGCTCTTCGCAAGCTGGATGAACAATCCGCGAATCAACAACGGCGTCCTCGCTTGCGGCCCGGGCCTCCCGCTCTGGCGCAAAATGGCGGAATGGATACACGATGGCGGCGTAAAGGGCCGCTACGGCGGCCGGACGAAATACGGCCCGCGCCTGATCACGCGGCTCTTCGAGCAAACGCCCGAACAGGTCTGCATCGCATCCTGGCCGTGGTTCCACGGCGTCCCGGATGTGATGGCCGGAAAAATGTACCGGCGACTCCAGCGGGCGGCGGATCCGGAGTTTGCACGCATGCTCGTGCCGGCGACAAACGGCCAACTCCCGTTTGCATTTCATCTGTGGGCACACACGCACACCGAGCAAATCGACGGCCATCCAGCCGGAGTCATCGCTGGCGTCGGCACAGGCGACCGGCTGATCGCAATCTGTGGTCAGCCAGAACGCAAGGACGACGGCTCGCGGCCGTGGCACAACATCGCGGCCGCCGCGGCGAAACTCGGGTTCCGCGCCGAAATCGTCGACTATCAAAAACCGGACGCGCTTGAAAAGGTGTCTGACATTCCCGATGCAGTCGTTTGCTGGAACGCTCTGAAAGGCGTTCACGCCAAACACGCCGAACTGGCCCGCCGCTACAGGGCGAAGACGCTGATTCTGGAACACGGATTCTTTGGCCGCAACGAGCACTTCCAGGCCGACCACGAGGGCATCCTGCACCGCGCTTCGTGGTTGGCCAGAATCAACGAGCCGGCCCCGCCGGACGGGGCGGAACGGCTCAGGGTGTTTTACCCTGATGGCATCACGCCAATGCAACGCCGTCACGGTTATGTCCTCGTCCTGGGGCAGGTCGCCGGTGACAGCCAACTGATTGACAGCGAGGTCGCCGCTCCCCGGCCGCTCCAGCGGCTAGTTCTTGGCTCGTTGCCGCCGGACGTTGCGGGTTATTTCCGGCCACACCCGGCCACGATGCGCGAACGCCGGCTGCGCACGCGGCAGATACTGCCGATCCTGGGCGGCGGACCCGACCCGACCGAGAGCGACAATTACAAACAACACAAGACCGGCTGCGGCTTGGCCGAGGCACTCGAAGGCGCGGCGTTCGTTATCGCGATCAACTCGAATGCTCTCAACGAAGCCCTGGCCGCAGGCGTCCCCTGCCTGGCGTTCGGGCCGTTCCTCGGAATCGCAGCCGGTGTTGTCCATCCAGCCACCATCAAAACGCTTCGCAACGATATTGCCGAGATGGTTGAGGGTTGGTGCCCGCAGCGGGAGGACGTTGAAAACTATCTCCAATGGCTCGCCGCCCGCCAGTGGAGTGTCGCGGAATTTGAAAGCCCCGAGCTGCTCGGCCGGCTGTTGTCCGACGCCGGCCTTGAGTTGCCACGCCAGTCACACGCGGAGGCCGCCGGATGACCGATCAACTTCAAGCCGCCGTTGCCTGGCTGGGCGCCACCCGAAAAGAATCGATGGCGCGGACCGTGACCTATGTTCGTGGCGATGACACCGTCGCTGTCGCGGCGACGGTCGGCAAAACGGAGTTTCCCGTGGTCGGACCAGACGGTGTCCAGTCTGCGGTCGAATCGCGGGATTACATCATCAACTCGGTAGACCTCGTACTCGACGGAGCCGTCGTCATCCCGCAGCGTGGCGACCAGGTCCGCGATACGGTCAATGGCGTGGACCGCACCTATGAGGTGCTGTCGCCCGGCGGCACCCAGCATTATCGGTTTACCGGCCCGGACAACGGCCTGTGCCGAATTCACACCAAACTCGCCGTCAGAGGATAACGATGGCAAATGAAAAGTGCACACAAGGCGTCAAGAACGAACAGCGGATCATAACCTTGGAGCGGGACATGCACGAGATGAAAGACGACATCACAACCATCCGTGACAAACTGCTCGGCCGTCTGCCGAACTGGGCAACGCTCGCAATCACGCTTCTGACCTCGCTGGTTGTGGGCATGGCTGTCGCGAAATTCAAATGAAGGAGTCGCCATGTCGCGCGCAACTGACATAGCTGATGCCGTCACCGCCGAACTGAATGCTTGCGACTGGGGCCAGGAATTCACGGCCGTCCGGCTGTATCACCCGGTACGTGACCTCAGCGAAATGAACGCACTGAAGGTTACGGTCGTGCCCTCCAGCCTCGATATGGAGCTCGTCGGCCGCAACGCGGTGCAGTCGGATTATCCGATCGACGTCGCAGTTCAGAAAAAATACAACGCCGAAACCAGCGCCGAGATCGACCCTCTGATGACACTGGTCGAGGAGATTGCCGACCACTTCCTGGCGAAGCGGCTGGACAGCCCGGACGCGATTTGTATCCACGCCACAAACGATCCGATCTATTCGCACGAACACATGGAAGAGCTCCGTCAGTTTACGAGCGTCGTGTCGTTGACGTTCAGAATGTTGTGATGCTGAGGTGACGTGATGGGCGTAATGAAATTGATCGGGATGCGAGCCCGCACAAAAAGCAGCATTAAGAAAGTTCGTGCCAAGGCCAAAACGGCGAGCATCAAAAGCTTGGGCCACGCCGCCGGCACGATCCGCAAAACAGCACGGCGAAGCATCCGCAAAGGCAAAAAGTCCTCGACGCCCGGAACCCCGCCGCACACGCGGAAAGGGCAGATCCGCCGCTCGATTCTGTATTCGGTCGAGAAAGAACTGCAAATGGCCATCATCGGCCCGAGCTCGCAGTTGGTTGGCGACATCGCTCAGGCCCACGAACATGGCGGCCGGCAGAAGCCGAAATTTCGCAAGCCATTCTGGGCATTGAGACGGGGCGGAGTTGGCCCGATCCGGCGGACGACGTCTGGTTTTGCGTTCGCCCGTCTGGAGACAGCCCGACAAGTCCAGCGAGCACGCGAGCTCGCACCGCAGGCGACGGCCTTTTACCGCCAGCGGTATCAATCGCAGCAGCCAAACGTTTACCCCAAACGCCCGTTTATGGGGCCGGCACTCGACAAAACTCGCGCACGATTACCCCGCCACTGGGCAGGGTCAGTGCGCTAATTAGGAGACAGGAAGAATGGCCAGAAAACTTGGCTTGGATGCAAAGCTCTACTACAACGCCGGCACCTACGATGTGCCGGACTGGACGGAGATCACGAACTGCCTGGACCTCACGCTGTCGCTGACAAAGGACGAGGCCGACGTGACCACCCGTGGCAACAACGGTTTCGAGGCGTTGGCCGGGTCGCTCAAAAAGGCCAGTGTTGAATTCCAAATGATCTACGACACGACCGACGACGCATTCTCCGAGTTGCAAAACGCCTATTTCGACAACACCACCGTCGAGGTGGCCGTGATGGACGGCGACATCACCGTCAACGACGCGGAGGGGCTGCGAGCCACAATGGAAGTCTTCGACTTCACGCGGGGCGAGCCGATGCGAGAAGCGTTGACCGTCAACGTCGTCATCAAGCCGACATATGCGACAAACGCCCCGGCGTGGTACGTCGTCGGCGAGAGCTCGTAATCACCCGCCAAGTCAGGCGGTGGCGCAACGGGCGCCGCCGCCCGGCCGGGCCAACAATGAAGGAGGCAGTGATGGCGCAATTTCGCGACAACAACGGCCGCACGTGGGAAGTGACTGTTACCACAGCGACGCTCAAGCGCGTCAAGTCACTCCTCCACGGCGTCGACCTCGGCAAGATGGCCTCCAACGGCACGATCTACAGCGCGTTGGCAGATGACCCCATTCTGCTCTGCGACCTGCTGTACGCCGTCTGCAAGCCGGAGGCGGACGCCGCCGGCGTCAGTGACGAGGACTTCGGACGCGGCATGGCCGGCGATGCCATCGACGACGCGACAACGGCGCTGATGGAGGGCCTGATCGATTTTTTCCCGAAGGGCCGGCGGAACCTCTACCGCAAGGCCCTGACAAAACAGCACGTGCTGACGGAAAAGGCGATCGCGATGATCGAGAGGCGGATCGAAAGCGACGAGCTGGACAACGAACTCAAACGGGAATTATCCAGCTCTGCTACGAGCTCGGCGGAATCGCCGGGGTCAACCCCGACCCCCTGACGCTCCGTGAACTCATGTGGATGGCGGAGGAACACCGCAAGGGCGCCTGGGAACAGACGAGCGAGGTGCTGGCAATGATTGCCAATGTCAACCGTGATCCGAAAAAAACACGTGCGTACCGGTCGAGTGATTTCAACCCGTATGAAAGTTCGCAACCGTCCGGCATTCCGATCAAGGCGGACAACATAGGCATTCTCAAGAAACTGTTCGTCAAGTAGGTTTCGGTAACCGTTCGCCCGAGACACAAAAGGCGGACACAAGTAAGGAAGAGGAGGTCACGATGAATCTGTTCGCAGTGCTCGGAGCCGTGTTGGCGAATGTTGGCGAGGTGATCCTGGGTGCCGTGCTGTCAGTGCTCGAATCCGTGTTGCGCGGACCGACCGGACAGCAACTGGCCGACGGGCTGCTGGACTTCGCCGGTGTCGTGGTCAATGAGTTGGGCGACGTCGACACGCTTTCAAACGCCGAAAAGCGCGAGGAAGCCGTCCAGCGAATTAAGGCAGAGGCACAAGAGCGGTCGGCGGTATGGGCTGAACATGCGATACGTCTGGCCGTCGAACTCGCCGTCGCCGCGGTCAAGAAGTAACCACACTCCCGGCAGGATGTGTGCCAGAGAAAGAGTCCGGCAATGGGTAGCAAGGAACACAAGGTCACGACGCGTGGTGACGGCGGCTTCGAAAGGTTTTCCGATCAGGAGCCGAAGAAGCAGATCGACGAAATCACCACCGAACATATCACGGTGAAGGCCGGCAAGGTGGAACTGGTACTCGACGGAACGGTCGACGGGAGCTTGACCATTGATGGCGAGCCCGTGCCGTGGGGCAATATTTCCGACATACGCCTCGAGGCGGCACTCGGCGATGTGCCGAAATTGTTCGTTACGCGAGTGTGTACGGAGTAACTGAATGGCATTGGGTCAAGGAATCCGAGCGGGTGCCGCATACGTCGAGTTGTTCGTTAACGATAACAAACTCGTCCGTGGCCTGAAACGTGCACAGATGCGGCTGCGGCGGTTCGGTGCGTCTGCAATGGACGTCGGCCGTCGCATGATGGTGGTGGGCGCGATGATGGCCGCTCCGTTTGCCATCGCCACCCGCATATTTTCCGGGTTCGACGACGCGATGCGAAAGACGAAGGCCGTCACCAGCGCGACCGATGCTGAGTTCCGGCGGTTGACAGCCACCGCCAAAGAGCTTGGCCAGACAACGAGCTATACGGCCGCCGAAGTCGCCAACGCAATGACCGAGCTCGGCCGCGCGGGCTTCAAGCCGAAACAGATAGACGCCGCCATTGGCGGCATTCTCTCGCTCGCCCGTGCGACAGATACCGAACTCTCGCGTGCCGCCGAAATCGCGGGAAATGCACTGCGCGGGTTCGGCATGGAAGTTGATCAGATCGACCGTGTCGTAGACGTCCTCTCATATACGGCGAACAACTCCGCACAAACGCTTGACGACCTGGGCGAGAGTATGAAGTACGTCGCCCCGCTTGCGGCCGAGGCGGGTGAGCCAATTGAAAGCGTGGCCGCCGCGCTGGGCGTGCTTGCAAACGCCGGAATCAAGGGCTCGATGGCAGGCACGGCAACAGCCCGCGCTCTTAAAAATCTCGCCAAAGAGTCGAACCAGAAGACGCTCGCGAAACTCGGCGTGCAAGCGGTCGACGCCGCCGGCGACCTGCGGCCGCTCGGTGACATCCTCGCCGATCTCGGCAAGCGCGCCAAGGATATGGGCTCGGCCAAGCGGCTCTCGATCTTCGAGACGTTGTTCGGACGCGGCCAGGCCGCGGCTCTTAAACTGGCGAGCGACCCGAATGCCTTGTCCGGTCTGACCAAGGGGCTTCAAAAGGCAGGCGGATACGCGAAGAAAACGGCCGAGGAAATGGACGACGGGATCGGCGGCACGACACGGCGTTTGAATTCGGCCGTGGAGGGCGTGTTCATCCGGATTGGCAAGGCCATCGAAAGGCCGCTCGTCGCCGCGATGGAGGCCATCATCCGGTCGGCTCAAAAGCTCGGCAGCTGGATTGAGCGAAACAGCGAGGCCGTCGCGCTCGTCGCCAAGTTGGTGCTCGGCGTGATCAAGTTGGGCGCCGCATTGTTGACCCTGGGCTTAATCATCAAGGGCGTCAGCATGGCTATGGGCGCTATGGCCTTCGTCGCCAGTCCGCTTGGAGCCGTTCTTACGATTGTCGGTGCCGCAGTTGCCGGTGTTGCCCACCTCATGGGCCGTGGCACGGCGGCGACGGAGGCGTACCGGGCTTCTCTGCTGTCACTCAAAAACGAACTGTCCGACGTGCGGGTGAAGGGCGACGAATTACGCGCGGCCGACCTGGCGCGGCTCAACGTACTGAAAGCCCTGGCGGAAAAGGGCAAACTCGACGGCGACCAGATGGCACAGGCCGGGCAGATCATCGCCGAACTCACGAGCCGCTACGGCAAGGTCGGCCTCACGATCAATAAAACCACCGGCACCATCGACGGAATGACGAATGCCATCGGTTCGCTGTCCAACGCGATGCGTAAAATCGCCCTCAACGAAATCGATATCGAGATGACACAGCTACGCGGGAACCTGGAGAAGCTCCACGCGGAATGCGACCGGATTCGGAATAGTGAGGCATACGAGCGGAACGACAAAGCGGCTGTTGGCGACTTTCGGCGGGTTGCAAATGACTACGGGAACATGGCCGGAAGGATCAGTTTGCTGGATACCCGCCGCGAAAAGCTTCAGCTCCAACTGCGGCCGTCAGACAAGGCACTGGCGGGCAAGGCCGCCGGCGGCATTGCGGCCGCAGTCAAAGCGAAACAACTGCCCGATGCGAAAGGTGACGCGGTCAAAGAGGGACAGAACGCGGATGAACTCGGGCGCCTCGAGCAGGAATGGGCTGACAAACTGCGGCGGCTCAAACTCGAAGCCATTGACGACGAGGCGAAGCGTCGGAAGGCAATGATCGACGACACATACAAAGAGGAAATCTGCAATGCGCGTGAGCTCGGGGCCACGCAGGAGCAGATCGAAAACATCAAGAGTGCGCATAAACAAGAACTGGCCAACGTCGCCACCGAGCGCAAACGTGACGCCGCCGAAAACAATCAACAGCGCGGCGAGGCGATTGAGGAGCTCAAGCTTCGGGCGAAATTCGAGGGCATCGAACTCGAACGTGCATTGCTCAATCTGGAAGAGCAGAGGGCAATCAAAAAGGCCAAGGCGGCTGACAAACTTGTCGCCGTGGCTGAAGATGAAAAGGGGAAAGCGAAGATGGGGGAAAGCGAAAAGCTCGTGAAGCAGGAGTTCGCCCTGAAAAGAAAAATGCTCAAGGCCCCGGCCCGGGTGACGGGCCGAACGGCTGTTGGCCTGTTCAATGCCAAGCACATCCAGGCGATGTCGCAGCCCAGCACCAATATCCTGCGTGATATTCACAATGAACTCAAGGACATGCAGAATGAACTCAAGGACATGCATAAAGACCAGAAAAACAGCCCGGGGTGGAATTATGTTGGCTAAGGAGTAACGATGTCCATTACCGCCGTCGTTGCATGGCGCCCGGCCACCATCGGCCAGCAAAACAACGAGGAGGGCTACATCATTCGCGGCACGTCTGATCCGGCTGCCGCCAAGGTCGCCCTCGAAAATAAAGCACCAGACTATTGCCCATCCGTTATTGTCTGGAGCGCGTTGACAACCTACGGGCAGGGCCAACTGTCCGCGACCGGGGATCTGTTCTACAAGTCATTGCACGAGGACAATCTGGACCATGAGCCGCCGGACGCTGCATGGTGGGTTGTGGTTTCAGTAACGCGCCGACCCCTCAACCACTGCACCATCGACCGTTATCTCAGCGATTCAGCCGGTGGTTATTTCGTCGGCACGGCATACTACTCGTCCTCGTCCGAGCCAGAGCAGGAAACGGGCGACGTCGTCTATTCGTTCGAGGTGGGCGGCGGATCGTATCACATAACGCAGAGCCGATTCACTGTACAGAAATATGCCCGGAAGAACGAAACAGCGACAGACCACCACGGGGCAATCAACGTTCAGAACAAGATCCCTGCAGGTGTTGACATCCCGCAATTGGGCAACGCGTTCCGTTCGCGTCACACGTATTATCCCGCCAACGCCGACGTGACCGGCACATACAAGGGCAAGCTCTTCGCGGCGGCTCTGACCGTCAACAACGCGTCATTCAAGGGGTTCGACGCCGGCGAGTGCATCTTCCTGGGCGCATCAGGCGGGCCGCGTGGCGACGGGTCGGATTGGGAGATCGGGCTTGATTTCGCCGCCGTGCCAAACCGTTCGAGCTTCTCCGTGCCATACGCCGAGGCATGGGACAGCGGAACCACGTACAGCAAAAGCGGACTCTGCAACAACGCCGGGGGGACGGCTCAGTACCTCTCCCTACAGGACGCCAACATAAACCACGCGCCGCCGAACGTTACCTGGTGGAAGGACGTCTCGAAGTTCGCCGTGTTCGGAATCGACAAGAAGGGCTGGGAATACATGTGGGCCGAATACAAACCCGGCGAAGGGGACGACGGCCTCACGCAGCTCATCGCGGGCATCTACGTTGAAAACGTTTTCGAGTATACCAACTTCTCCGATTTGGGGATCGGCACGTGAGCGGAGATGCTCTTCATCATGTTGCTTCCGGCGAATCAATACGCCAACGGTTCACGGCCAGGACGCATAACGCGTTTGTCGACGCGGCACGAAAGACCCGCGAGGCCAACCCCGCCGCCCCGCTGCCGCCAGAGCCGAAATCCGAAAACGTCGCGTTCGTCAAGAATTCGTCCGGCGGCGACCTCAGCCGGTTCGCCATACTCGGCATCGATGACGTGCTCTATTCCCCCACTACAAATCTCGACGAGTTCAAAAACAACTTTGCATTCGACGGAAACACGCCGAGCTCCAGCCACGGCGACAAGTTCGTCATTTTGCTCGCGCCGCTTGCCGACGGTGAAATCGGCGAGGTCGGCCTGGCCGCCGGCATTGTGCCATGCCAGATCGACGTGACAGATACAGACCACGCCTACGCAGAGCTCACCGACGGCGACGCCACCCAACTCACCAGCTCCACCAGTGGAGCGGCCACCATCCTCTGGAAAGAATCCGGCACCGGCACCAAGTGGGCCATCGTGCGCGTTGGCCGCGCAACCTCTCCCAGCGACATTGCCAGCGACGTTGCCGACGCGAAAATCGCAATGTCCACGTTCCACCTCGACATCGAACGCCGGCTGAACCCGACGGCTGGCGCGTCTGTCGGGGATACCGCCGATTGCTCGCTGACGCCGCCGCGTTATGTGTCGCTGGACTTCACGGCCCAGTATTATGAGACCGGGGCCGGCCCCGGCACCGGCGAAATTATTATGGAGTGCTCCGGCCCGAAGACGTACATGTCCGTCACATACGCGAATCGCTATGCTGACTCGTTTGCCGCGCAGCAGGGGCCGGGCACGCTTGTTGCCGCAGAGTTTGATGCGTTCCCCGACACCGGCGAAAGTTACCCTTTTACATCGGGAACGGTAGAGCTGAAAGTCCGCACCAGCACGGAAGCTGATGCAAGTAACAACGGAAAACTCGACTCGGCCAGCTCCGCGACTTCAACCGGCATCACACTGACCACGTCGGATTACAGCGCGTCCGCACACGGCCTCGGCATCGACGTTGCGAATCTCGGCGCGGTCATGCCGACGATGACAATGACGGCCCTTACCGTTACAAACATATA